CTGCCGAGCGTGGTGGTAGTGGTTTTGATGACATGGAATCGGACATTCCGTTTTAAGGAGAAACGTATGGAATTCGTAATGACATTTAAGACTGATCGCATGACTGTGACTGTGGAATGCCCTTCTGTTACAGACTTCAAACAGATCAATGAAATCTTTGATAACCTGACATCAAAGGCTATCAATGAAGTGAAGCCCACCGTCAAACGTGGGCGTGGTCGTCCCCGTAAACAAAAAGGAGAATGAAATGAAGAAAGTTATCGTAGCCACCCTGTTGGCATCTTTTGCCTATGCATCGTTTGCCTCTTGCCCTATCGGTACACGATACGATTGCGTTAGTACCTTCGGTGGTAAACAGTCGTGTGGGTGTCGTTAAATTAATTGATGCGTAGTCGCTCTACGCTACTTTCGGAAGCTGTAACAGCACCGGGATAAACGAATTGAGAAGCAAAGACCTAATGACTCGTCATCATTTGATTGAAGACAGAATACTTAGGTAAATCCCGACCAAACAACTAAAGGAATAGAAATGAACAAGAAAAGTGGACAAGAACGTGTGTGGAAAAACGCTGGTATGTGGTCTGACCGGGCGTTAGACTTACTGGCAATCTATGCTTTTAAATCAAAAGGCGAGTTCACAATGAATGAGTTTAGGGAATACGCTACAGGTAGAGGTCTTGAAGAACCCTATCATCCCAACTGTTGGGGCGCTCTTCCCGCAGTAGCCGCCAAACAACTCATCATCAAACCCTCTGGAAATATGTTCCCCTCAGAACGCAAAGAAGCCCACCATCGGTTAATCAGGGGTTGGGTACGTGCTTGATCTGCTACTGATGCTATTCATCGTCATTGTTGGCGGTGTAATAGCATTGGTAATGGGTGTTTTTTTACTAGCGATCTGGTGGTCAACATGATTCATTATCACGGGTTGCCAATAACCCCAACAACAGTAGCAAACTACGCTTGTCAAGCAGGTCATGCGTTTGTCTCGTTTGCTCACAAAGACCAAATAGCAACCGCCATAGATTTGTGTCAATCATTTGCTTTGGACAATGGTGCTTTTTCAGCTTGGAAGAGCGGCAAACCAATAACTGATTGGACAGATTTTTACGATTGGGCACTTAACATTAAGAAAGTTCCATCATGCGACTTTGCAGTCATTCCAGACGTTATTGATGGCACAGAAGAAGACAACGATGTTTTGCTGCGAGACTGCCCATTCCCTAAGTGGTTTGGCGCTCCTGTCTGGCACATGCACGAAAGTTTTGAAAGACTTGAACAACTTGCAAACACTTATGTCAGAGTGTGTATCGGTAGTTCAGGTGAATACGCCACTATTGGGACTAATGAGTGGTGGTCACAAATGGGCAAAGCTATGAGGGTTGTCTGTGATGACATGGGAAGACCTATGTGCAAACTACATGGACTTCGCATGCTTGATCCAGCCGTATTTACAAAGTTACCTTTCTCCTCGGCAGACAGTACAAACATTGCCAGGAACGTAGGGATTGATAACAAGTGGAAAAACGGCAACTATCCACCACCCACCAAAGAAGCAAGAGCTCAAGTGATGAGACAAAGAATTGAAGCCTTCAACGCCCCAGACAAGTGGTCATTTCATCAAGTTGAGCAATGGAGTCTGTTGTGAACCAGTACACGTATAAGTTTCGGTGCATTTGCCCAAACAACAAAGAAAGCATCAAATACACATTAGTAATCAAAACAGACAAGACCATAATGGTTGAAGACATAGTCAATTATGTCTTAGAGAACTATTCAGAGGGTTATCACGAAAGCATTGCAGATGATCTATATTGTTCTTTTGGTGGAGAACAGTATCTTGTTGCCAACCATCACGGGGTTTTGATAGAAACCTGGCGAACCCCTAATGACATTTAATCAAAGGTAATCACAATGAACAAATGGTCATATGTCCTCATCGAACGAGATGAAGAAGGCATCATCGTGGGGTCTATAGACGTCACAGAAGAAGTCGTATCCCTGTACACCAGGATAGACCTATTAGAAGGCTGTAACGATAGCTGGAGAAAAGACTTCTATGCCCGGCTCCAGCCTATGTCTAACTCAAAACACTGAAATGTTGCATAATAGAGTTGTTGCTGGGGAGCAATATTCTAGTAAGCCCACAAGGGCAGTCTGCACCGTACTAGCGGTGTCTCCCCACGGCTAACGCCGAGACTGTCCCTGTGGGTTTCGTTTTGCTGGGGAGCAAATATGTTGACTCAAGACAGACTTAAAGAGTTGTTAAATTACGATCCTGAAACTGGAGTTTTTATTTGGCTTCAATCGCCAAGAAACAATGTTGCTAGTGGAAGTGTTGCTGGCTCAATAGATAAAAAAGGATATGTAAGAATATCTTACAAACAAAACATATATTTAGCTCATAGATTAGCGTGGTTTTTTGTATATGGAGAATGGCCTAAAAAAGAGTTAGATCATATAAATAAAAATCCAACAGACAATAGGATAAAAAACTTGCGAGATGTAACACGCAAGCAAAACATGGAAAACAAAAGACTATATAAAAGTAGTAAGACAGGGTTTTCTGGAGTTACATGGCATAGTCGAGATAAGAAATGGAATGTACGTATAGGTCATTACGGCAAAAGAATATCTCTTGGATATTTTGACAACTTAAATGACGCTATCAATGCAAGACTTAAAGCTGAAAATGAAATTTTCACACACAATTTAAAGGATTGAAAGAATAGCTTTATAGCGGCTTTCTCTATCGGCAAGGCCAATGGTTCCTCCATTTATGCGCCTTGTCATCCCCACAAAATCATCCTTGTCTGCAAAATCTCCAAGGCGATTTGCATCCCAGAACCATCCCGCACTCAGAGCAGCATATTGAGGAGTTAACAATAGTTCTGGTTTGGCAACAAGATCAACACCTAGGGCATTGCCACACCGGGTGTAGTTATCTTTGCCTGTAAGCTGTTTTAAGCCCCTTCCACGGTACTTATAGCCCTCACCAGACTCAATCGTGCCGTTACCCATGCGGTTTGAGTAGACAACATTGGCAATCATCTCAGGCTTGCGGTGGAGTGCCAGGGCAAACTTGTTAGGTTTGTTCTTGCCGTTCTCTTTGATAGGCTTCTTATCAGGACCCATCTCAGCAAATCGGTTAGGCCATACAACTGCCATTGTGTCTGCGGAGTAGTTCAGGTTCTCTTCCAGCATTGTGTAGCCACCAGACTCATGGGCGGTCTGTGCAAGAAAAGCAGCAATCCTCTTAGGAGTGTTGATCTGAAACCTCGTACAAGCCTCTACAACAGCTTCTAACCACTTACCTGGTTCTTTGACTTTGGCGGCAACAAGAAGAGGGCTATCAGGTGTCATTTTTTATCATCTTTCATGCGACTACCTTGGCTTGAACCAAGTAGAAAAGCAAACATAGATGTAACCATCGTACCCATTACGTATCCAAGCACCGTATCAGCAAAGCGCATATTGTCTTCACCAATAGGAACCCAGATCAATGCAGGAATGAATACAGCAGCAAAAATAGACCAAAACGCAATGAAGAAGTAAATGAATCGTCTAACAAGAGGGTCATCAGACTTCATTGCTTGCATCTGCATGTCAGTAGCTCGTTGGCGGCTTTTCTCATCTAACTCAGCCATGAACTCTTCATGCTTCATAGCCTCAGCTTTGAGCTTGTTAACGTCTTCAGGCGTCATTTCATGTTCAGGTTTTAACTGAATGCCCATCTTATCTTGAACATAGTCAACACCTTTCTCCATAACAGCATCTGCCACTTTGGGTAGACCATTGGAAATAAGACCGCTAACAATCGAGGCTAGTACTGGAAGCATTATTCGACCTCTTCTTCTTCGTCATGGGATAACTTAACTCCAGCAAGCAAGCCAATAAAGCCGCCGACAATGGTAGAAAAAGCTGGAGCAATAATGGGAAAGATGTCCTTGTTGTCGATAACTGAATTTGGCATAAACAGTCCGATCAACAAGGTCCCCACCATAGATAGAAGAATGATACATAACGTGATGCTGACCATCATCGTCACCCAAAATGTCAACTTAGCTTTCATTTCAGTCCTTTCTACAATCTTGTTCAAACTGCCTACGCAATTCAACTACTCTCTTGTCCATCTTCTTAGCCCTAGCTTCTTCAGTCTTGTAATCCATAAACAAGAACCCGCCCAAGGTTAAAAAAACAACCAATATCAACATCAGAATCACGTTACCCACCATAGAGAGAACGTACCTTCTCTGTGTCGAGCGATAGCCCACAGAAGAAGAATCAGATATAGCCATACGATTGTTCCGCAAATCAGCCAAGCACCAATTCCCCAGTAGAACTCACTCTGTTTCTTTCGTTCAGCAGCCTCTTGTTGACGCTGAACTCTTAACCTTTCCCAAGCTCGTTTCTGTTCTTGTCCTATTTGCGCTCTCATCACTTCAAACCTTGACCACAAGTCTTTCAACTCAGGAGGTGATTGGTAAATCATTATCTCCCTCATCTCAGTCTCCATTAGCTGGAGCCTAGACCTAATCAACACCCTTTGAAGTGCTCTTTTACTTACAGAGTCTTCACCTTCATAGACTTGGTGAGCCTGTTTTTCCTCTTCGTAAAACAACTGTTCAATCTTGTCAAAGGCTTCAAAGAAGTCTCCTAACTGATTACCTATGCGTGAGATAACGTCATTAGGGTCAGTAGTAGCTGCTTCTTTGAACTCTGCTTTCTTCTCTGCAATCTTTACTGCTTGCTCTTTGGAAACCTTCTTGCCAGCAAACTGTTTGTCAATGTCTTTGAGAACAGCAGAGACATCCCCTGCCGCACTCTTAATGTCTTTGTATAACTGACAACCCTTCTTTACGGCAGCAACAGCGCCGTTCGCCATTGCCAGTAAAGTCAATGGATCTAGCACATCACTTTTTAGTCAATGTAGACCAGAAAGCGCCAACGGCAACAACACAACCACCTACCCACAGAATAGGTTTGGCAGCAGCAGCAATCCACCCAAGGACTTTGAATGCCCCTTGCATGGCCTCAAAAGCCTCTACAAGCCCTTTTGTATTCTTGTCTATGTGGTCTACCTTGCTTTCAACTGCAACCAGACGGTCATAGATTTGTTGATGAGAAACTTCTTCCATCATTACCTCTTACGATAAGGGCTACCCAGTTTTTGCATTTCTTCCATCTGGCGTTTTTGTGCTGCCAAGATGCTAGGAGGCAGGACAGGAGCGCCAGCTTCCGTGATGTCAGCACCTGGAGGCAACACAGCACCTAACAAGTTAGCTCCAGCCATACCACGTTCGCTAGGCGTATTGGCAAAAGCAGTTTGATACGTGCCCAAAGCAGCGCCAGCTAATCCCAAACCTTTAACAATCTTGCCAATGTCTTTTGTCTGACCTTTAGTCATTGAATCTAAAACATGCGATTGAGTTTCAGGCGGCAAAGTATTTAGGTTCTTTTCCAACCAAGGAATATAGACATTACGATGGCCTTCAGGAGTTCCTGCATAGAACTTTTTACCAGATGCGCCAACATCAGTAGGAGGATTAAGTAATGGATCGCGTGAAGCAGGAATGCGACCTTCAAATCCTTCAGCAATCAAACGATTGGTAGATTCAATAGCAGCCAAAGATTTAGCAGAAGTCGGGTCTTTTGCTTCAAAACCAAACATGTTTCTATACATGTTGATTCCTTTAGCGGCTTCCTTCATTGCTTTTTCTTCAGGGGTTGCAGTCTTGACACCCTTTGGACGACCACCTTTGTTCTTTTCAACGGGAGGTTCAATAGCTTTCAAAGGTTCTGTATAAGCAGATGCTTGACCACCAAGAGGGTTAGCCATTTCTTGACCTGCCAACATACCTGCCATGCGCTCTTGAGAATAAGGAGCAACTGGAGCAGTTTGTGCAGCAGCTTGGGTAACAGGGTTAGGCGCAACAGGACTTGGAGTTTCAGGCAAAGTTATTTTGGGTGCTTCGACTTCTGCTTGAATAGTAGGAGGAGTTTGTGGAGAAACTGGATTAGTAGGGACAAGAGTTGTACCAGAAGGTTCAGCAAAACCCATCTGTTTATTGATTTCAGGTTGGGCAGCAGTCTGTCTAGCAACACGCTTGGCTTCATATTCTCGCAGTAGTTTCAAGTCAGACGGACTGACCTTAGACATGTCCATGCCTTGCAGTTGCTGACCTAGATTACCTCCAAACTCAGGAGGAGCAGTCATAGGTTTGCCAATAGAGCGGTCCTGAATACTCTTACGCCCCTTGTACAGACCATAAGCAGCGCCAGCACCTAAAGCCGCACCACCTAAAGCAGCAGGCAAAGCTGCAACGCCAGCCGCTTTTTGGAACTCAGGATTAAACACAGGGTTCTGAATCGGAGGTAGTTCAGGAACCTGCATCTGGGGAACACTTGCCGCAACCTCTTCAGGTTTTACTTCAGGCAAAGATGGTGTAGCCGCCCTAGGTGTTACAGGGCGCGTAGGCACAGGCTGTGAAACAACAGGAGGGACTGCTTGAGCAGCCCTAGTGGTGGCAACTTCTTGTCGAACAACCTCTGGTTTGAAGGCTTCCGCTAGGCTCTTAAAACCAAACTCATCATCTTCATTTGCCATTTAAGCTCTCCCAACGTTCACCAGACCAAATTTTAGGTTTGTTCCTGTTATCAACAATGATGTCACCCTTTTGCGGTTCGTATGCTTTACCAGTACGAATCGTGTTAGTGGCTTGATCGTAACGGTTAACAATGCCACGAGCCACATTGGTAGACATAAACTCATTGCTGGCTTCAGCAAGATCAACAGGTTTGCCACGGGAACTATGCACTTTACCTGCCAAGAAATGATTCCATGCAGATAACAATGCTTCATTCTTCATGCCTTGATAGCTTGAAACGGCAGCATTCTGACGACCAGACAAAGCCGGGTCAAGGTCAGCAACAGGAGTCGCACCAGGAGCCAAATTCTCAACGCCACGTTTCTCTTGAGCAGAACGAATCTGGTCTTGCAAAGAAACAAAACGCTGAAGGTCCGAAAAACCTTGTGCATCTTTGATAGCGTTTTGCAAGATAGAGTTAACTTGGCTTTGGAATGTCTGTTGTTGTAGAACAGATGTACCTGCGGTTGCGCCAGCTTGTGAACGAGAACCAGAGGTAGATGATGCTTGAGTGTTACCAAAAGAAGATTCACCACCAGTAACGCCAGTACTCAAACCTGGAGCAACACCAACTCGTCCTGCACCTCCAGCACCACCAACACCGCCTTCAGGAGGAACAGCGCCTCTGATACCAATGTCAGCACCTAAGTTAGCGCCTTGCGTCTGTGACTTGCCTTTTTGTTCACCAGCAGTAGTGCTTGTGGTTCTGCCAGTTTCAGTAGATGTACCTTGAGAGGCTTGGTTTTGTTGGCTAACAAATTGGAATAGCTTGGCACGATCTTCAGGAGCCAGCTTAGAAACTGCATCCATCCAAGGAGAGCGTTGAGCAATCTTGGCTTGTTCGTTATAAAGATTAGAAATGCCAGCAGAAGACAAAGAAATCTGTTGAGCTTTCTTGTAAGCCTCAAGCGCAGGAGCACGGGCAGCTTCAGCCGCAGTCTGAACACCAGCACGTTCAGACATGAACCCGCCAGTAGACGATGCAGTAATGTCTTCTTTTGAAATCAAACCACCAGCTTCATCAATGAGTTTAATCATTGAAGGTTTGAGTTCGTTTCCATTTCCATCAAACACGCGACCAGTACGACCACGAGAGTTGTACTCTTGAATATATCGAGTGTTATCAGGACCATACGCATCTACAGAACGGGTCAAACCACCGTTCCAAGCATTCAAAGCACCCTTATAGTCCCTGCCCAACAGAGAAAAGATCAAAGGTGCCCATTGCGTATTGGTGTTGATATGCCCTTCTTTATCATTCTCAATTTTCTTGTTGATTAACTCAGCAGCTTGAGAACGAGTTTCAGGGTTAGAACTGGATACAGCTTTATCCAGAATATCAATAGGATCGACAACTTGATCTGCCATAAGTCACCTCAATGAGGGTTTTCAGAAAAGTCAAAACCGCTACTAGGAGCAGTTTGTTTTTGCTTCATAGTTCCATAAGCACCACCGAAATCACCAGTAGTTGCTTGACCAAAAGCAGTTTGAATTTTGTTGAACTGTTGGGTATAAGGAGCAATAGCCATCTTGCCCAACTCTTCCATGCTAGAAGGAGGAGCAACACCTGCGGTTTGAGCTAATCGTGAATCTTCTTGTTGACCAGTCTTTCGATCAAAGCCAGCATAAGTAGTCCAATCCCCAAAATTGGGAGGAGCAAACTGAAAACTTAAATTAGCCATATCAGTTCCTTAAAGTTTAAAGCCCATGCCCTTGCCAGAACTTTGTTGCGTACCACCTTGAGTACCAGAGAAGTTAGGCGTAGTAGAGGCTTGAGGCGTACCAAACACCACTTGTGCATACTTGGCAAACGCATCTTGCGGAGATTGTGCAATCGCAGTACGACCAGCCGCAGTCTGATTAGCACCAGTCAACAAGCTAGAACCCAAGGTAGCCAGTTGGTTAGCCGCCGCAGCTTTGTTAGCCTGAACACCAGCACGAGCGCCAGCAGCCGCCGTTGCCTGACGTTGGGCATTTAAAGATGAAAGGTTCCTGTCAGCCAAAGCCATACGAGAAGAACCTAAACCACCAGCGCCACCGTACATGGCATTTTGACCAACTTGGGATTCACGGGCAGATTCACGACCAGCTTGCAGGGCGGCATCTACTTGTTGTTGCTCGTACTGAGGGTCAAACAGGGATTGAAGTCCTGCCATGCCGCTTGCAAGACCACCCAATCCACCTAGTTCCTGTGCCATCCCTGTGCGACCAGTAACACCCATAGCGGTGTTTGTGGCTTGTTCTACAGCAGGTGAAACACGCCCGTAGACATCCCCTGCCTGACCAATAGTCTTTTCGTAAGTAGGAAATGCTGTCTTTGTAAGAAAGTCGGTTTGAGCGCCTAAGAGTTTTTGTTGTTCAGGAGTTAACTGAACTTGGGTAGATTGACTACCAGATGATTTACCGCCACCCATGATTATCCTCCTTTACTTTTCCCGCCAGAGCGTTGAGGCTGAATGGAAGCATTATCCCACCCACCCACAGTATTTGTATAGTTATTTGGTTGACCCATACGGGGTTGACCAGATGTTGCTGAATTGGTTGACGCTCCACCTTTACCTTGGGGTTGATCCATAGTCGCTGGCGCAGGAGGCAACTGTCCATCAGACATTGGACTGCCTTTGCCTCCAGAGGTCTGAGGGGATTGAACTTGTGCAAATGATGCGCCCATGATTTTTTCCTTAATACTCAATAATGATTAGACCAGAACCACCAGCAGATGCAGGACTACCCCCGCCACCGCCACCGCTATTTGCAGAAGCAGCAGTTCCAGTAGGACCAGCAGTACCAATTAAAGGTGCACCACCGCCATATGGCAAGTTGTAATCACCACCTTTATTACCAGTTAAATTTAAATCTGCTCCAGTACAAGTTCCACCATTTCCACCAGAAACATAAGCACCAGCAAATCCTTTGCCAGCAGTCATACTTATACCATGACCAGAAAATGTAGTGTCTTGACCATTAGCGCCAGCACCACCACCAGCGCCCACAAAATATGAATATGAATCGCCTGGGACAACAGCAAATACTTTAATACAAGAACCGCCGCCGCCACCACCGCCATAGGTAGAGCCGCCGCCACCACCACCACCGCCAATACAAGTAACTTTTAATTTGTAAACATCGGTAGGAACAACAAAAGTTCCTGCGCCAATTGCTGTTTTTGTTACAAAGTTAAAGCTACCAGCAATAATCTGACCAATAGCAGTTCCGTTAAGGTTTCCATAACCAACAATATCACCAGCAATAGTTAGACTTGAACCATTCCAGTTAATGTTATTGGTTGAATTACCAAGAACCATACGCCCATCTGAATACAAATGAGCGCCTGAACCAGTCATTGTTGTACCGGAAATTTCAGGATTTGTTCCTAGTTTTAGGTCGCCAGTAGTAATGTTTCCAATATTGGCGCTAATAGACGATAACTGAGTAACGCTTAACTTACCAGCAGTAATCGTATTTTCAACGATTAGTGAACCAGTAATGTATGTGGCTTGAGTAACCCAAGTTGCAATACCAGTTCCAGTATTAAAGTTTGTACAACGATAAACAATGGCATTATTACCTGCGTTGTAACTAATAGTAACAATATCGCCAGGTACTGGATTGCGACCAATCGCAGTATTAACTTCTGCATTAGTAGGAGCAGAACTATCATTTGCCGTTCTGGTGATTACAAAAGTTGCCGCTCCATTTGAACCATCAGTTCCATTAGTTCCATTGGTTCCGTTAGTTCCATTAGTGCCATTAGTACCATTGGTTCCAGCATACGACTTTGAAATCGTATAAACCTTGGTAACAGTTACTCCACCATACACCGCAGTTAATGTTGCAGTACCTTGAGCAACAGTTAGGTTGGTAACTGTATATACACCAGAGGTTGCGTTAATCGTTAAAGATAATCCAGTAGAAGCTGTTGCAGTAAATGTAGATGAGGTGGTTACATCAGTAGTACCATTAAATACTTTGAAAGTACCACCAGCACTTGTATATACGCCACCACCACCAGAACTATTGGTTTGAACAGTAACTGATTCGTTTGTCAGATAACCAGTCGTAGTATTCAGACCATCTTGTAACTTAACAACAGTTACAGTATCTGTATAACCACTCAAACTAGCAACAACTTCACAATGATCTGCAACACCAAAGTCTGCAACATCTAGAGTTCTAGTATTACCTGACCCACCTAAACTTGGTGAACCAATCGGGTTGTTGTTTACATCGTAGTTCGTTGCAGTAAATGTTGTCGTGCCAACTATGTTTTGAGGGTTGGCAGTAAATGTAATAGTTTGTGATGCAGGGTTAGCATTGCCACCTGAATCATAGGTAAATGTCTGTGCGCTGCTATTGAGAAACATCGCACTAGCAGAATTGCCGTTATTACCATTAGAGCCGTTGTAAGCAATACAACGAATCGGATAGGCAACATTTGTCCAGTCAAGGGTAGACGTTGTAGTGGTTGCCGATGCATTTAAGGGGATTGTGATAGACCACAGATAGTTACCAGCGGTAGTGTTGCTTGGAGCTGTGGTGTACCAACTAGTAGGAGCTGAATAAGACCCATCTGCCCATGTATATGTAGACGTTGTAGTAGGTCTAGCAGGTGGAACAGAAGAACCTGTCCAAATGTAAATCTGCGGGAAAGCAGACTGGACTCCATTTTGACCAGCTTGCCCTGTTTGACCTTGGTAGACCACAGGCATCGTAATGGTCTTGGTTAACGGGGATAACAAGTTACTGCCGTTAACAGTCAAAGTAGCCGTCACCGAGCCTACAGATGCATTAGGCGTAACAACTATTGTGGAGTTGGTAGATGATGTCGGAGTTCCATTTGTGATACTCCAAGCATACGTAGGTGATGTAATTGCCGTGGTTACCGCAGTCAAGGTAGCCGTTGTGGGAGTAAAAGCACCGCCAGCATTGACAGAAAAGCCTGTATAACCAGAAATATCAATGTAAGGAGAGTCTTGTCCAGCAGCGCCAGGATCAGCAAACAACAACTGAATACTGGCAACAGAAGCCTGAGTTATCACCCCAAGACTGTTCTTGTACCGAATAGGCACAGAGATGTAAGCAGGGCTTGATGACATTGCGGTAGGTGCAGGCCACACAGCAAAGTCACCACCATCCGTAGGAGCGCCTACAGTAATGTTTGTGTAGGAAATATCCCCATTACCAGTCGTAGAGGAGTTACCAATACGCCATGTGTTGTTGACAAAGCTAACCGCAGTATCTGTCTGAGCGTCTACAAAGGGAATAATCACTCCACCATCTGTAGCGTAGAGTTTGGCAATGACGTTGGTAAAAACAGGTGCTAGAGGGTTACCAGAGCGGGGCACTTGCAACACAGACGGTGCAAAGAAGCCAACAAAGGTTTCCGAAATAACAGGAATATTGCCAGAAGTGACAACGTCAAGGTCAATAGATGAGCCTGGGTCTTGAACCCAACCAGCATCAGGAGCAGTTGTAGCTACTGCAAACTGAATCTGGCGACCACCAGTAGCAATATACCAAAGGAACTTTAATGTGCCAAACCCGCCAGTAGCTTCATACCAAACATAATCAGCAGGGTTGTTAGATTCAGAAGAAGTGTCTGAGTTTCGCAATCCATAGTAAGCCTTGTTTGTCGGAGTGTTGCTAAACCCTACAGAGCCGTCATAGCTATCAGCATATTTGACAGCCATGTACTTGTAGATGTACCCGTAAATCTCGCCGCCAGGCTTAACAATCTGCCCAGAGTCAGGATTGATCGTATTACCTACCGGAAAGTTACCCAGTAAGTAGTTAACTGCCTCAGAGATTTCTGAAGTGGTGGGGTTACCATCAAGCAAGAACGGCATTAGAACGCATCCTCAACAATAGAAGCCTGCCAGTTCATAGCAGTCATGTTCCAAGTGTCTGTAGCATCATTAGACGCCACTTTGATAGACACCACCCGACCTACGTTTTGCTGAGTTGTCACCCAAGGGTTGTCAGTCACAATCGCAACCGTTCCTGTCTGACCATAAACAGGGGTTTGAGCCGTTGAGTTAGCTCCACCAATCGTAATGTTTATGTTTCCTGTACCTGCAATTTCAGGCAGGACTCGGTGTACGTATGCGCGTGAGGAGTAAGGAACAGGTCCTTCAGGGGTCTGGAAAACAATGTTGTTTCTTTCAAACAGACAGTTAATCGCAGCACCGCTAAAAGAATTGCCATAACCAGTCTCTACCAACTGGGAACTAGCCGTTCCACCTTTGGCATAGGTAACAGTCCTAGAAGCCAGCTTAAACGCTCCAGAAACCAGTTTAGGAGCTTCCGTACCCATACAGGCATTCTGTACATCACGGGGTGCATTCCAGACTTGCAGGTCATAGCGCCAAGAAAGCATCTTGTTGCACCAGCCAGTAGAGGTCAGATCGGGATAGTAAATCTCAATCTGGTTCTTCTGGGTGTTGTTGACCATAAAGATTCTGTCGGAATATGTCGCACTTAGGTTTGAAAAGAAGTAATCTCTAACCTTTTGGTTGCCCAAAGGAGCAAACTCAGAGCCATTGAACACCCAAATGTCTCGGCTATCCACACCATAGACGTTTGTGTCTGTGTTTGACCAACAGTTGTTGTTGATTAACCCACGCCCTTGGTTAAAAAGTCGAACACCAAAGACAGGAGTTGTGGTGTTTTGATAAGCAATAGGAGAAAGAACAACAGTATCCCAATAGGAGCATACATAGAAGTTGCCCCCCAAAAAGAAACCATCAATGATTGGACCTCTAACAGGCACTTCTTGTTCGTTAGCCACGTTAGACAAAGTAGGTTCCCAAGTGCCAGGAACGCCTGTCTGTGCAAATGCCTGTGACCACCGAAGGGTAGTGGGGTAGTTAGTCGTAGTTCCAGATATAACTTTAGTCAGATTACCCGCAACTAAAATGTTTCCAATGTTTGGAGAACAATAGTTTCTGACAAAGTTAGCGGTTGTAGACGTTACTCCAGACTCATAGTTCCATTGAGCATTTGCAGTAATCGTCATTTCCGTGTTTGTTGGCAGGAAATACATGGGATTGCGTAAGGTGTCGTTAAAGAAAAACACCCCACCAACAACAGAAGAAGTAATATTTGTATCGTCTGTATAACCAGAAAGAGCCACATTAGGGTTGGCTCCATATCCTGGCGTAATTTCAGTTCTACCACCTGTTGTCAACATATACCACTTACCCTCACGGGTAGCGAC